ACCTGTGTCTCATCACCTTAACTAGCGGTTGCCAGTAAGTTTGTTCAGTCACACCCATGTTGCGTCCAACAAATATAGTATAGCATAAAAAAAGAGGGTGTCAACCCCCTTTTAAAAATTAGTATTTGTCAATTGAAACTAATCTGTGTCCTTTTCTGTAAGCATCATGTAGACCAATGATTTGAGGAATACATCCAAGTAGTTCAAATGGTGCAGGATGTGTTTTATATTCCACTCCCTTTTCATTCTCTACCATCAAGTATGATGCATCAACAAAATACTCAACAAAGTTTTTAAAAGCTTTCACTTTTTTTCTTGCTTCTGCAGGAACATGGTTGTTAGTGAAAAGAATAATCCTTACTAGTCCTTTGCTCTTTGTGATAGCAGGAAGGATATGCTGACACCAAGCACGATATGCATAGGTATCACTATCACAACATAGAAGAATTGTTGTCTTGTTGTCAATTTTGTATCCTGCTTTTTCACAGAATGCTACATGCTTACCACGAACCTCTACTCTTACTAGAGGATCTGCACCACCTTCACCTCTCTTCATGATACCATTTACAATATTTGTAATGTTACCTTGATTGAAATGCTTTTCAATTTTTAGTTTTGAGTATAGGTAGTGACGAACTGCTACTTCATTAAAGTCAAGTTCGCCTTTACCTATGATGACACATGTTCCTGTTATCACAGACTCCCTAGTTGCTTTGAACGCAGGGTTGTGTCTAAGGTTGTTTGATAAACCATCAGTAACTTCTGCCATTACAGAGTCATCACCTTCGGTGTAAAAATAGGCGGGTGCCCATCTTCCAGTTAATCCTGCTTTATACTGTTCCCATAGTGAAAGGATTCTTCCTCTACCATCTATAGGTTTTCCTGTTAGGGTAAACATTGGAGGTATAAACTTTGTTAACCATCCTTCTGTCTGGTAACTATTGGTAAACTGATCTAAACGAAGTTGAGTAAACTGATCAGTTTCTGCTTCTCTGATACCATCTTGATACCAAATGATATCATCTGGATCGACTGTATCTAAGTCAAACCATCCGACGTGATCAAATGTTCCTGTTAATATATCTGGCGGTGACGTTTCCTCGTGGTTGTATAGTTTGAGGTCTACATCTCTATCTAAAACTCTTTGGACGCTAGGTCCTACTATGACATTTGCCATATTAATCTCCTTTGTGAATACGTTTGAGACCAACAGCACGGTGCTTTCGCGTTGTGTGTGGTAATAGTATATAGTATACTTTATTTTTCACTATTTGTCAACACAAAAAAAGAGACCCCCGAAGGAGTCTCTTGAAAGAATATAAGCGTCTTGCTTACATTAGGTTAGAAACTAACACTCTTCTGTAGTAAGCGTTTGCATTCAAGTTTGAAGAATGCTGTGGGTCACTATTAGATAGAGCTGCAAGTCCCTTAGCAAATGGGTTAAGAACCATTCCATAACGAGTCTTAAACCCGATACGTGGTTGGAATGTATCCTGACCAATCGCTCTGTACATTTGTAGCGGAACGTAAGGACAATAGAATAATCCTGCATCATATGCATTGGATCCTTTGTATCCTACAACGTAATACTGATCGCTAGATACGTTTGCTGAATAAGGGTCGATGTAGACCTTGAAACGTCCGTTGAGTGTACCAACGAATGTGTTTCCTGTGTCATCAACTTCTCCGATTCCACCAACTGCTCCAGAGATTCCTGAGTCGTAGTCAAGAACACCACTCATAGCAAGTGCAGATGCAACATCACTAGAAGTGATGATCACATTACCCTTTCCTCTACGAGTCTCATTTGCAATTGCGTTAGCGTCTCTCTCAATCTGGAACATAAGTCCTTTGAATTTCTCAACTGACCATCTTCCGTTTGAGTCAACGTCTAAATCGAATACACCCGCGTTAGCAACGTTAGCCTGTGCACCAGGTTTTGCACCTCTGTATACAGTTCTAACAACTTCTCTGTTGATTTCAGCAAGTATCTCTGTAGAGAGAATGTTTGCTAACTCAGACTCGGCATCTAATCCGTGGATCGCTTTCAAGTCTTGAGCAAGTTCAACTGAGTAGTCTGCTCTTAAGGCACGACCTTTTGCTTCAACAGCAATACGGTCTATGCTGAATGCCATCTCCATGAAGGCATTAGATGTTGAATCTCCTAAAGATTCTTGCTCAGATGTAGTAAACTTACTTGATGCTAGATCATAGTCACCTTCAGTTGTACCACCACCTGTGGCATCGTTAATCAAGCCAGGATTCTTCTCAGTAGTTGCTGTTGGAGGTGTACCACCTTTTGTTCCAGAGAACTGAGCATCTGGCTCATCGAAGAATGCTTCGTTACCAGTCTGACTTGTATAGTGGGATCTCATCGCGAAGATAAGTCCAGTAGGTCCTGACATAGGTTGAACGCCCGCGATGTCATAAGCAATAAGCTTAGGCATAGCACGACGGATCAAACTAATAAGGATAGGATCGAAACCGTCAACGGCTCCAGAACCTGTAGTTTGTGTGTTGATAGGACCAACGTTTGTTGGTGCTTCTGTTAGCACTGCACGCTCTTCACGTAGTGCTTTTTCTTGGTTCTCAAGAAGAATTGCAGTAACAGACTTTCTATAAGGATCTTTAATGTCTTGAAGACCTTCATGGTTAAGTACTGGTGCCCACTTCTTCTGGAGACTTTCTGCATTAAACATGCGGATCAAACTCCTAATTGTTTGTTTGGGTTTACAGTTTTAGTTTACAGTCTCTTAGCGAGTTGCTGAACATAAGAAGTCATGCTCTCGCTTACGACTTCACTAGGTGTAGCTGGTTGCTCATCAGATATCTCTTCCTTAACTTCTGGTTTCTTAGCACCGAAGTAGGACTCCTTGATTTGCTCCAACTTCTCACGATACGACTCCTCAGTTTTGAATTCAACTGCTTCAGCAAGGCCACTGAACTTATCCTTTTGAACTTCTGCAAGTCCTCTTGATAGTTCATTCAAAATCTCATTTTTACGATAGGATGCTACAGCCTCGTGTAGTTCTAGGTTCTTCTCAACTTGAGTGTTAAGTCGGGTCTCCATGTCATCTAATTTCTCGCTCATATCAGCGACAATATCCAAACTCTCAGTTGGGACATTGATGTTGCTTTCAATGAACAATTTCTTTAATCCACCCATAAATGCTTCGGTGACTTCAGCTTTGAGTCCTGCTTCAATAGCAAGCTCATTCTCAGTCATCCACTCTTCACAAGCATATGAGAGGAAATTCTCTATACGATTAGCGAACTCTTCCTTTACGGCTTCAAGTTCTTCACTAATCCTGCTTTCTGCAGTTTCCTTAAGTTTGGCAACTTCCTTAGTTACCTTAGCAGATACTGCAGCTTCAAACACAGTAGTTGCTTTCTTTTGGAATTCTTCGTCTAGGTCAGCACCACTTAGAATTGCAGCGATGTCTTCCTTGACTTCATCTTCGGAGATTGTTTCTCCTTCTTTTTCTACATCATCAAAAATTTGACCACTTAGTGCACCAGGCATACTGGATGAAGCACCACTTGGTTTTGTCTTGATTGAGGAATCTCCTGTTGTTGCTACGGGAGCAGCAGCTTTTTTACCTACGTTCTCAGGACCTTCTGGTTTTTCTTTAGTAGAACCACCAACTTCAACAGCACTGTTTGACAGTGGTGAAGGTTGTGGGGGAACTGCACCTTTCTTAATAGCGGTATCGCCAGTTGCAGCATCTTCTTTTACTTCTTCAGGAGCCGCGTTTTCTGCGATCACCTTTTTGAATTTTTCATCAATACTTGACATTTACGTACTCCTTACGGATAAAATTAGATTGCGTTAAGATTTAATAATATTATTTATAAATCATAAACTTCTTAACAGAGAATTGAACGCGGCAATCTTTCTCTCTGCTATTTCTTGACTTGAAGGTGCATTGTCAAGAGCTTCCTTGACTGCCTCCAATTGTGCCTCTTTGATCTTACCATCAACTAAACACCATTCTTTTCCTTCGTAGATACCTTCAACGAATGCATCAGGTGCAGAAGGATCTGCTACTATATCAGCAGCAGTGGATAGAGTAAAGTCGTCAGCAACGACTGATGTGGTGCCTTCTTTCTTAATAGAACCAAGTCCACGAGATGACACACCTAGTTGCACACCCTCTGCAAGTAAGTTCTGTGCGATCTTACCCATAGGGGTTTCTAATAATTTTGCCTTACCCATAAAGTTTTTACCTTCTGGGATTAACTCAATTATCTTATGAGAAACGCGATCAAGATTAATCGCAGGACCGTCGGGGTGTCCAAGTTCTCCGAGAGCTCTGCCACGTTTGACAAATTCCTCGTTATACTTTCTTACCTCACGTTCCATGGTGTCATACTTATACATACGACCATTGCGATTGGTGATCTCAGTTTGCAAAAAGACACCTTTAATGTAGGTTGATTTCTTACCGTCTTTGTCTTCGGTAATTATCTCTACTGGTTCAATTTGTTCCGTGATCAGTTTCATCGGTTTCCTCTGGTTTTACTTCATCATTGCGATTGATGACTTCCGCTGTTTCTTCTGGAGATGCTTCGCCTTCTGGAGGAAGACCTGTCTCTCTAGAATTCACATTGCCTTCATCAGGCACGTGCGGAAACATTTTGTTTGCAATGTCTAGTTTGCTCGCATCAACTGATGCTGCAGCTTTTACTTGCAGCATATCTTTGAGTTTGTCTAAGGCATCTGCCTGTCCACCATCCCAAAGAAGATCTACGATTTCTCGTTCTTGTGTAGCCATAATTAATCTTTCCTAACTTTTATTTATTACCGTTCCCGTTTTGAGACGCGGAAGTCCGTGCTGCAGACTTACGAGGATCCTCTTTACCATTCATTTTTGGTGGAGCTTCCCCGTTTCTTGCTGCTGCTTTTTGCTGTGCAATCTGCACATCTTTCATCTCTTGATCTTTTGGTATGTTTTCTATGTCAGCATCTATCATTCCTTGATCCAATTCTGTTTGACTTAATGGATCTATAACCTTTCCACTATCAATATCATCCTTCATCTGTGCATCTAACTCTTCCATCTGTGTCTCTGTTTGACCTAAGATCTCAGAACGTATGTAATCAGTAGAGAAGTATTTACCAACATAAGGATCCATAGCAGCAATAACATTGAGTTTCTCTGTCATCATTTCTAGGTTCTTGAGTTCTGTAAAATGATTATCATACAGATAGTCATACTGTATATGCTCTTTCATATCATCCCAGTCTTCTGGGGTGATAACGCTCTTCAGGATTAACTGTGTTTTCAGGGTGTCATTAAATATGTCACTAAACTTTTTGCGGAGTTTTCCAACAAACTTAGTGAACTTTAACTCATCTCTTGTGATCTCTGCAGACCTTCCAATGTTAAATTGTTGCTGTGAATCTAATCTTCCTGCAGGAACATTTAACGCTTTGTAAAGTTTTGTTTGGAAATATTGCACGTCTGTCAATTCTCCAAGGTTCTGACCACCTGGCAATGTAGTAATTTCTGTTCCTCTACCACCTTCTCTACGTGGTAACCAGAAATCTTCCATCATTGACATGTATTTTCTGTCGTCTCTTATCTCTCCAGTGTTAGCATCATACACTAATTTGTTTCTGTAGCGACCCATTACCTCACGGAGATATGTTTCTGCTTTTTGTTTTGGTAAGTTTCCTACATCAATATAGAATATTCTTCTTTCTGGTGCTCTTGATATTCTGTAGATAACAAGAGAGTCCTCGATCATACGTAACTGATTGAGAACTTTGATACCTTTATGTAAGTATGATAATACAATATTCCTATTTGTATCCATCAAACCTGATGTGCAATATGTGATTGCGTCTTTTGCTATTCTAATTCCACTATTTGCGGAAGTGTTATTTAAACCTTTTGGATTGTATAAGAAATACTCTTCGCCTTTACCGAAGTCATATTTCATAAACTCATCAGCAGTTTTTGGTTTTGTTATCTGTCTTACTTTCTTAATCTTATGTGGATCTACGTATCTTAATTCTTTAATACCATCTGCAGGATTATCTAAATCAATCACTTTATGATAATACATGCGTCCATCAATATACCATCTACGGAACATCTCATGTGCTTTACTATCAAATCCAAATAAATTTTTGATGTAATCAAACTCATCACGGATCATAGTTTTTACACTATCACTCACCTCAAGGTTATCCAAGTTAACTTGAACAGGACTATCGTTCTGATCAGCAACTATTGCTTCATGAATAATATCTTCAATAGCTTCATCCACTTCTGGGTGCATCGCCATCTCACGATACTTCTTCACCATGTCATACTCAGTCTTGAAGTTACCGTCTAGGTCAAGATACTGACCATAGTAACCTCCTGCAATATAACTCGTAGCTCCATCGTCAGAAGATGGTTGGATAGGAGACGGAGCACGACTCTTCTCTTGATTCTTCTTAAACGAGAAACCGAATAACTCTGCCATAATAATTGTGGTTTCTTATCTCTACTATTTAGGTACGTTTCTAAACGAGGGAATCGTTAGAACTATTACCTACATCAACTGCTTTTGATGTGTGGAATTGATATGCAAATTCTACGTCGAATTCTTCGTATGAATCATTGTTGTCATATGCAACTGAAACCTGTGAAACTGATACAGGGAACGCGGAGAATAATTCGTATTGACGAATTACTTTAAGGTTCTGTCCGTCTCCATCAAACTTACTTAGTTGATCAACTTTGATATTCTTAAGAATACCATCAGAGTCACTATTTATTCCTGCAGTTGCAATGTTTGCACCTACACCGTTTGTTAGTTCGATCCATTTTTCGTATGCTGCACGTAACTCAAATGCGTCATCCATATAGAATGTTCCAGTCCATGTCTCATAAGTTCTGTCGCCAGGCACTTTAAGTACACGACCTCTGAATGGTAATTCAACAGTTCCTACGTTTGTTGCAGGAAGTGCTGCTGCTTTACACATGTATGTTACTGACTCTTCTGGTTTTCCAGTTCCGTCAATGTTTGGTTCTGTAACTCCACTTGGGAATCCGTGTTCTACTGAGAACAGGTTAGGGCGAACCCCGCCCTTAATTGCCGATTGGAAAGTTAATAAACCTAATCCTTTAGCTGCCATTGTTAGTGTGCTCCGATGTTATCTGCGTGGGATGACTTCTTCAAAACTTACACCTGTTCGTGTAGCAATGAATGTCAGTGTGATAAAGTTGATTGAACGTGCAGGCTTGATATAGAAATCTGCCTTAAATTCGTTCGCGTCGATGACTGCACCAGTGTTATTAGTGCTATCACACACAACTAAGAAATCTGTAATTCCTCTTTCGGCTTGAATACCTCTAAGGAATGGTTCAACAACATTCTTAAAGTTGCTACGTGTGAACTCATCATTAAGTTCAAAAAGGACTCCCTTCGCAGCGTTGCCGATTGTCTTCTCTATCACATTGAAAAGACGTCTAACATTGATGCGATCAAATGCAGATGGTGAAGCGAGAGCAGTTTTGTCTCCGAAAAGAACAATACCTTGACCAGGCAAACTGGTTACAGGGTTGATCCTTCTTTGATACAGTGTATCTCTTTCGGATTTAGTTGGTGAGAATGCTAGTTTTACAGCACCTCTGATTGCACCACGATTCAATCCTGCGGGAGAGAACCATGGAGTACCGTTTGCAGTTACGCTTGCACATAATCCTGCAACGTCTCCGTTAAGAGGAACGTAACGATACTTGTCAGCAAATCTGTCGTAGATATACTTCCAACCACTATCAAACACACCGAATGATGTTGCTTGCATTGAGTCGTAGAAGTCTACTACATTTTGTGTTTGAGTTGTTGATGATGTAACTCCAACGACATCTCCATAGTAAGGGGAGATGAAACCAACACAGTCTTTTCTGCCCGCAGCGATTGAAAGAACGCTAGTAGCAATTGATTGTGTGTTTGTTTTTGATGATGCATCGCCAGGACCCATGAGTAGATAGTCGATATCCAATGTCTCAGTATCTGCAAACTCTTGAAGTCCAGTGATGATTTCACCAGATGTTGCAGATAATGTTTCAGCACCCTTAACAAAAGTATAACTTCTGTTAGATGAATCAGATGAGAATAAATCAAATGTAGTTGTGCTTGGGTTTCCTGCATTACCTGTGCCACCGAAGTTAGCAAGAGAAGTAATTGCTGCGTTAGCACTTACATCATAAGCATCGTTCTCATGTGAACCCCAGTATACATACTGAGATTTGTCTTGGATGACTGTTGGATAATAGTTTACTGCACCTGATCCAGTCTTAGCATTGTTTGCTTTAGAAACATATGTAAACTTTTCAAGTAAAGTATTAACACTACCAGTGATAGCTCCTGTTGAATCATATACTACAATGTGCATTTCATCATTAGCACCACCACGGTCAGCAACATAAGGAGATGTGCCAGGTCTAGGAGCAATTGAATTCCATTTGACACCTGTAAATGCCATCTGTTGATCATACCATGTAGTCTTTGAACTAACAGTAACGTCACTAACACCATTCTCAATGATGTCGCCCGCTACCCAAGTATCAGAAGTAATTAAAGAAACAGTATTTGTTGTTGAATCCCAGTCGTAAATGTATCCAGACTTAGATCCATTAGGTGAAGCGGTTGCTGTTGCAACTGCAGTTCCAATTGTAGTTGTTGAGAGAGCACCACCTAAAGTTAAGCTAACATCAGCACCTTTATCAATGATTGCAACTTTGATTGCATTTCCTTGAACACCAATTTGCTTTGCTGCCCACTTCCATGCGTTTGATGTTGCAGAAGCATAAGTTGATTCATATACATCTTGTGTTGGAATTGAAAGAAGATATGGAGATGTGACGTTATCGTCTGATGCAGTTAGTTGTCCACTTGTTGCTACGCGAACAACATCAAGGACTCCACCATACTGTAGAAAACTTGCTGCAGTCCACCAAGTCGTTGCGTTAGCGTCGGTTGGTTCACCGAATTGTTCAATTAGTTGAGATTCCGATGAAATACGAACTGGTTTAAGAACAGGTCCTTTGGAGAAGGCACCCGCGATTGCTCCTACGTTTACTTCAACCGTCTCAATCGACCCGATAGTCAGATCCCTCTCTTGAATCTCGACTCCTGGCGATAGAAGCGTGCTAGCCATGTATTTTACTCCTGATGTAATAACAATTTTTGTCTAATATTATTTAGAAAAACTCGTGTTTTAGCGATAGTCCCACATAAATGACCTGTCTCCGTACTCATCTAACTTCCATTTATCTGGATCTTTTTCATTTAGATCAACAGTCCAGATGTTACCAGTTTCATCTATTATAGTATCATCTTCTAATCCATCGTCTATAAAACCAAAAGGTGCCATGTCTTGTTCAATAGCATTCTTTTGTTCCTCATATATCCTCCTTCTTATGTCCTGATCAGTCATTTCCTTGAAATATTCTTGCTGTGCCAACCATGCAAAGATGACTAAACACATTACCAAATCATCATTATACCCCTCATCTGCTTCAAATGATTGTTTGTTTTGTATGAAGGTAGTCAGTTCTGATACAATGTTGTAATCCTTAACAAGTAACTTGTCATCTTCTATCAGTGTCTTGAGGTTAGAGCATCCTTGTGCTTTGACAGTCTTGCTCATCTTTACACCCATCTGTGTTTTATTACCTGAGAATCCCTGTCCGACTATTTGCCCTGCTCTACCACGCATAGCACACATCAAAGTATTTTCATATTCCAAATCATAGAATAAACTTCCCGCGACTGCTTCACCAATATCATTTACTTCAGTAAGAACATACGCTTTGTTATAGTTAGTTGCCACATTGTATATGATATTAGGAAACAACATGGGTCTTACATCTTTATCTCTGTACTTTGCCACCAGTCTCCACGGAGCATGCGTAATGTCTATAACTACAAACGCGGAATAATCCTGTGCAAGACCACGGGATACGTCAACAGTAATAATATATTCATGTTTGTCTATCGGGTTTTCATATACATCAAGAGATCCATTGGTTGTCATAATATCATCATATGTCAACACTCTAAGTTTAGCTGCAGTAATTAAAGTGTCAACAGATCCAAGAAATTCACAGTCAAACTCTTGAGTAAACTGTCTCTCAGATGTATTGGCAATAGTTTGTTCTTTCCATTTAGCATCTCTGCCAGGCACTTTTGACCAGTGAACTTCAGACCATGCATATCCATTTCTACCTTTTTGTGCATCTACCCACAACTTGTAGAAGTGGTTCATTCCGTTGGGGGTCGATATGATGATAACTTTGGTTGATGTACCAGATGTAATAGTAGGATAAACAGAGGAAAAGAATTGCTCCGCAATATG